AGAAGTACAAAATGAAAACAACAATATTAGATATAGAAACAACATACAAAGTAAACGAGGATAAAAAAACTGATGCCGATCCCTACACAGGAAATATGTTAGTTTCTGTTGGTTATATTACAGAATCTGATGAAAATTACCTTTGTTTCTTTCACAGGGAAAAAGAACCTACTCCAAATGCAAAAGAAATATTACAAAAGGTTTTAGACAACACAACTTTATTAGTAGGCCACAATATAAAATTTGACTTAAAATGGTTGAGAGCTTGTGGATTTACCTATACTGGAAATGTACATGACACTATGATAGTAGAATATGTCATGCAAGGTGGAGAAAAGATTCCTTTATCTCTTGAGAAGTGCTGTGAACGTTATGCTGTCTCTCAGAAGAAAACTGGTTTAACCGATGAATTTTTTGAAAAAAATGTGTCGTTTGAGGACATACCTTGGAAAATTGTAGAAGAATACGGAAGAGCTGACGTACAGGCAACGAAGGAGTTATTTCATGCTCAATATTCTAACTTGGATGGAAAACTTGAGCCTACCATTTATTTGATGAACGAATTTTGTGAAGTGCTTTGTGATGTAGAGAATGAAGGTATACAGATAGGTCTCAAGAATCTATTTGAAATAAAATCTGTGTACATGAAAGAAGTACAGCAATTGAAAGACTATTTAAACAAAGAGGTAAAGATACTAATGGGAGATACTCCTATGAATTTAGATAGCCCTGAGGACCGATCAAAAATTATATTTTCTAGAAAAGTACTAGATAAAAAACAATGGGCACAATATTTTAACTTAGGTTATGAGCTTAGGGGGAATACAAAAAAGAAAAGGAGACCTAAAGCTTTAAGTGTTCGAGCTTTTCAACATAGTATGGTTAGACTTACAAAACCTCTGTTCAAAACGGTTATGAAAAGATGTGTGACTTGTGGGGGAATTGGATACAAGTATGTTTTGAAAAAGGATGGAACGATAGGTAAACAGAAACGTATCTGTATAACTTGTAATAAAAAGGGTGTAGTATATAAACCCACAAGAGAATATGCAGGTTTAGGTATACATGCAACAAATACAAATGATTTGACTATTCATGGATTTAAGACGGACAGACCAACGTTGGAAAGATTAGTACTTACAGCAAAAGAAAATCAAAAAGTTTTTATGAAAAATTATGTAAGATACAATGCTGTTAAAACATATTTGAAAACCTTTGTTGAGGGAATAGAAAAAGGTTTAGATAAAAAACGTAGAATACATCCACATTATATGCAATGTGTTACGTCTACAGGAAGACTATCCTCAAGGAACCCTAACTTTCAAAATATGCCAAGAGGTGGTACCTTTCCTGTACGTAAAGTAGTAATAAGTAGATGGAAAGGTGGGAGTATTCTAGAAGGAGATTATTCGCAGTTAGAATTTCGGGTAGCCGGTTTTTTAGCTCAGGATAATAGGGTGTACGAAGATGTTAGAAATAATATTGATGTACACGCATTTACAGCATCTGTTCTTGGTGTATCTAGACAGGATGCAAAGGCTGACACATTTAAACCTTTGTATGGTGGTCTACTTGGCACACCAAAGCAGATGGAATATTATCGTGCATTTAAACAGAAGTACAGCAAGATTACTCAATGGCATGAACAATTACAAAATGATGCTATTACTAATAAACGTGTTGTACTTCCTTCTGGCCGATATTATAATTTTAAAGATGTATATAGAACGAGATACGGTGGAGTTTCTAACTCAACAGCAATTAAAAATTATCCTGTACAAGGGTTTGCTACAGCTGATCTCCTACCTATTGCATTGATAAAGTTAAAAAAGTTGTTGACAGATCGTAAAATGCACAGTATAATATGTAACACAGTACACGATTCAATCATAATGGATGTGTATCCTGAAGAGCAGGATTTAGCTGTAGAGACAATGAAAGAAGCTATGATGTCTTTGCCTGAAGAATGTAAACATAGATACAATATTGATTATGATATGCCGATAGGAATCGAAATTAAAATTGGTAACAATTGGTTAGACATGAAGGAGGTTTATAAATCATGACCGAATTAACCACAATGAATACTACTCTGCCAGAGAACTTATCTAAGGTTTCTACAGAGGATATGATGAAACTAACAGGTCAAATGGACTATTCTAAGACCAAATCTTCATTAGGTAGATTGGCAATCAATCATGCTTCTGAAGATAACGAGGGTAATAACTTGCCTAGAGGGTGGTTTAGTTTGTACACATCTGAAGAAACAGTGTATGGAGAAAAAGCAAGCATGAGAGTTTTCATGCGTACTTATTCCTATTTTGTTTGGGATAATGAACAAGCTGCATTTTCTTGTCAAACTGTACAGGCACCGTCTTTCGATAGTGATTTCTATGATACTGAAGGTGGGCTAAAGTGTGGTAAACTAGACCGTAAAACTTTAGAGGCATTACCAAAGGATAGTCCGGAGTGGGCTGTACAGAAGAGTATCAAGTGTAGTCAAAACCTTTATGGTTTAGTCTCATTTGAGAATGCAAAGAACAAAAGTGGTGGTAAAACTACTGTTAAAGATGTTCCTTGTATATGGTACGCAAAGGGAGCTAATTTTTCTCCTGTGAATGACTGTCTAAGAAGCCTAGGTAGACAAAATCAGCCTATGTGGTTGATAAATATTGGGCTGTCTTCAGTACGGAAGAAAAAAGGTGGTAACATCTACTTCCATGCAGAGCTAACACCTCAAAAGACAGTTACACATTGTGAAGAAGACGATGCTCTCTTGCGTCAATTTATGGAATCTGTTAAATTTTATAATGATACTGTAATGAAGGCATACCAGTTAGCCACTTCAGATAAAGTAGAATATGATTCTGTAATTAATGAATAGCTTTATACTTCATAAAGTACAAGGGTTTCTAGATCGTGTATCCAAAGAGGGTACCGATCTAGATCCCAAGCTTGTAGAAGAATTTAAAGAAGCTTGTGGAAAATCTATTGTTCGACAGTTTTCTAATAAGAAAGAAAAATGGAGACCACGTATGTCTTCTTTAGGCAGGCCTCTTTGTCAGCAGAAAATGGAAAGGGATGGTGCAGAAAAGAACCTAGAATATAATTCTATTTTACGATTTGTGTTTGGAGATATGATAGAGGCCCTTACCATTTTGGTAATGAAATCGGCAAAAGTAGACGTTGAGGCTGAACAAGAAAAAGTAAATTTACAATTAGGAAAAAATTCTATTTCTGGTACATTAGATGTTGAGATTGAGGGAAAGGTATGGGATATTAAATCAGCAAGTCCTTATGCATTTGAACATAAATTTGGAAATTTAGGTGGTTACAAAAAAATAAAAGAAGATGATGTGTTTGGGTATATTGTACAGGGACACTTGTACAGCCAAGCAAGGAACAAAGATTTTGGTGGGTGGATAGTTGTTAATAAGGCTAGTGGAGAGTGGACTGTTTGTGAGGCACCTGCAGTACAGGAAGAAGATAGAAAAGAGGCATTGGCCCTAGCAGAAAAGAATTTAAAAGCCCTAATGAAAGGAGAGAAATTTAAAAGATGTTTTACAGATAAGGAAGAGACGTATAAGGCCAGTGATGGTACTATAAAAAATACTGGAAATAGATTGCTTTCTAGTATCTGTGGGTTTTGTGATTTTAAGAGGGCATGTTGGCCTAATTCTATCATGCACAGAAAAGTATCTTCCAATGCTCGTTTTCCTAAATCTGTATGGTACAGCAAGCTTAAAAAAAGAGAAATATAATGCCTATATATTTTCAAACGGATGTCAGTTTTTCTGATATATATATGAACGACAATGTCTGGTATGCTTTTCCAGATTCTGAAGATCAGAAAGGTGGAGCTGATATTATCAGAGAGTTAAGAACAAGTTCTACGAGCATACCAATAAGAGTTTGTAAAAGTTTTTATGAAGGTGGTGGGTGGGATGATTATGATTATGATAAAAAAACAGCATTGCTTATAGAAGATTTAAATAAAATTAAAGAAGTACTTAATAAAGGAGCTTTGGTATGTTTTTACATGGCTGAATGGACAGAGAGTTTAGAGAAAATGAAAAAGAAGTCTTATAAGATATTTGATTTTGCTCTAGAAGAATCAGGAGCTTTGTTTGATGCTTTTCCTCCCAAGGATATAAAAAGATATAAATCATGAAAAGAGCACATGGGTATCGGTCTAATTTTGAATTGGATATAGCTAGACAGCTAGTTAAGAATGCTGTACAGTTTGAATATGAAAAGACTATGATAGATTATATTAGAAATTGTACATATACTCCTGACTTTTATATAAAAGAAAAAGATTTTTATATAGAAGTAAAAGGTAAATTTGAATCTCAAGATAGGGGAAAGCATCTGTTGATTCGTAAACAGCATCCAGAACTAGACATACGTTTTTTGTTTATGAGAGCTAACAATAAGTTATACAAAGGATCTAAAACAACTTACGGTGGTTGGTGTGATAGGCATAATTTTAAATGGTATGAAAGTTTTATTCCAAAGGAATGGATAAAATGAATAGTAAAAAGAAATTTAAAAAATTTAAAACTTCTTTACCAAAAAATTCTTTTGTTATTATTATACAGGATAGTGAAAATGGTCTATCTGAATTTATGGCCTATGATACAACAGAAGAAAACAAGGTTACTGATGGGTACGTAATATTAAGAGGTTTTATTGAATTGCTTGAAACACAATTAGATAAGGTGATTGTACATGGTCAAGCTGCAATTTTTAGAGAGGTAGAAGTGAACAAACCTGAAATAGGAAATAAACCTATACAAAAAGGTAATGTAACAATAGTGGATTTTAAAAAATGAGTGTACATGAAAGACATGATGAGTATATGGCAAAAAGAATTAAAGAAGAGAAGGTAGCTAATAATTTAAAGAATTTAAAAGATAAATTAGCTACAGAAAAGCAAGTAGGAGGAGACCACTATAAAGATTTTACTATACAGCCTGTAGTTTTTATTCAAGAAAACAAATTAGATTTTTGTGAAGGAAATATTATAAAGTATATTTGTAGACATAAATTTAAAGGTGGAGCAAAAGATATACAAAAGGTTATACATTATGCAGAGTTACTATTAGAGCTAGAATACGGAGAAAAGAATGGCAGGTAATAATTATTTACCAACAGAATATCAAGCATTTATACATCTATCAAGATACTCTCGATGGTTAGAAGATGAGAAAAGAAGGGAAACTTGGCCTGAAACCGTAGCAAGACTTTTTAATTTTTTCGTTATGCATCTAGATAAAAATTTAGGTGTTCAATTAGAGAATGAACTGTGGAAAGAGTTAGAAGAGCATATTTTATCTTTACAAGTTATGCCGAGTATGAGGGCTCTAATGACTTCCGGAAAGGCATTGGAAAGAGAAAACATAGCAGGGTACAACTGTTCTTATATACCTATAGATAATCCTAAAGCATTTGATGAAGTGTTGTACATACTAATGAATGGTACAGGAGTAGGCTTTTCTGTAGAGAGGCAATATGTAAGTGGTTTACCTACTATACCTGATAGGGAATTTGAACATACAGATGATGTTATTTCCGTAGCTGATTCAAAGGAAGGATGGGCAAGGGCATTTAGAGATTTAGTTTCTTATCTTTATACTTGTCGTATACC